TGTTTTATAAAATAAAACGTATCTTTAGAGTGTTCTTTATTATTTGTGTGTAAAATAAATCTAATTGTAAATAATTTCTTATTAAAAAATTTGTAAAAAGTCATTCTTTAGAAAGTAAGATGAAATCCAATCTTTCTGTTTCTTGTTTTTTGAGTAATTAGTTTGTTGTGTTGTATTTCTGGTTTTTGTTTTGTTTTTTTTTTTGGGTTGCAAGATTAACCTAATGGAAACAATTTAAAATAATTTTTTCAATTTTTTTATAAACAATCAAATTCTACCATTTCTTTAACTAAATCATCAAAACTATATTTTGGTATCCAACCTAATTCATTTCTAGCTTTTGTTGAATCACCTAATAATTCTTCTACCTCTGCTGGTCTAAAATACTTCTCTGAAACAAAAATTAATTCTCTACCAGTTTTAACATCATAACCAATTTCATCTAAACCTTCACCTTTCCATTTTATATTAAAACCTTTTAAATAAAAAGATTTTTCTATAAATTCTCTAACTGAATGGAATTCATTTGTTGATAAAATATAATCTTTTGGTTCATCAACTTGAAGCATTTTCCACATTCCCTCAACATAATCTTTTGCATGACCCCAATCCCTTTTTGCATCTAAATTTCCCACAACTAATTTATTTATTTTTCCTTTAATTATGTCATTTAATGTTTTTGTAATTTTTCTTGTTACAAATGTAGGTCCTCTCCTTGGAGATTCATGATTAAATAATATTCCATTACATGCAAACATATTATATGACTCTCTGTAATTTTTAGTTATCCAATAACCATATAATTTTGCTACTCCATAAGGCGATCTTGGATAAAAAGGAGTTGTCTCCCTTTGAGGAACTTCTTGTACCAAACCATACAATTCTGAAGTTGATGCCTGATAAAATCTAATTTTATCTTCTAAACCAGATAATCTTATAGATTCTAATAATCTTAATACACCAATACCATCAGTATTCGCTGTATACTCTGGCATATCAAATGATACCTTTACATGACTCATCGCTGCTAAATTATAAATCTCTAATCTTTCAAAATTATTATGTTTATTCTTTATTTCAATTATAATATTTATTATATTACAACTATCTGTTAAATCTCCATATCTTAAATTTAAATTTGGATTATCATAAATATGATCTATTCTTTTAGTATTAATATCAGACGCACGTCTTACAATACCATAGATAATATATCCCTTATTTAATAATAATTCTGCTAAATAAGAACCATCTTGTCCTGTTATTCCTGTTATAAGTGCTAATTTCATTAATTATAATAAGAATATTATTTATTTATGGTTAATATTTTTGTACCCTTATTTATTTATATAATTTAATGTATTAATATTTAAGATCATAAATGGTCTAATATAACTAAGTTGCAATAAAATTAATAATATTGATACTATATATTTATTTTTAAATTATTTATTTAATTTGTAGTCTAAACTTTTTTTAATTTTCGAACAATCAATCATCCATTTTATTTTAAGAGGATTTTTTTTATTTAATATGTAATCCCATTCCTGTAATTTAATTAATAATAAACTAAATGTTGAATATCCACTTGGATAAATAAATTTTGTTGAATTTAATAATAAAAAATCTATAATTCCATCAATTATTGAATTAATTCCTCGTTTTATATTATTTAATTCAAATTTTGTCCCCCATTGTAGATTATTTATCATCTCAAAACTTTCACTTTTATAATATATAATATTATTTCTAAATAAATTACTAAATTCTAATTTTATGTTATTAGAATCAGATGCAATAAAAAATTTTATATCATTATTTTGTTTTAATAATTCTTTTATATCATTAATAATTAAATTTTTAATTCCTGAATTATTTAATACATATAAAGAATCACTTTCTCGTATGTGAATACCATATATATCTTTATCTAATTTTAATTTATTTTTAATTTTAATAAATTTATCTAAGATATGTTTTCTAAAAATTAAACTTTTAAAATTATTATAAATATCATAATTTTTAATAAAATTAGTAAAAAAAAAATAGCTTGTAAGAATAAATAATTTATCATCTTTAATTATATTTAAATCACTTAATTTAATTGATTCTTTTATTAAAATATAATTTTTTAAATCTAAATTACTTTCATTATTTTCTCTTGTTGAAAACCAATTATAATCATTATATTTTATAATATTGTTATATTCATCTTTATTTATTAAATTTATTTTTTTATTATATTCAAAAATATCGTAATATTCACAATTACAAGTATGATTATTATCCCAATAAATATATAACTTTTTATTAAATAACTTACTCAAATATAATCCGTTAACTATTGAAAAAATTCTATTTGTTAATCCATTATCACAAGTAATTAATAAACATTTTTTCATATAATTAAATTTTAACAAGTTTTTATTAAAATGTTCTAATATATTTTCTTCTTTTACATTATTTTTAGTTTTATATAAATCTTCGTTAAAATTAATATTATATAAATAATTTAAATAATTTATATCTATTATTTCTTCCTTATCTTGATTTAAAATTTTTTTTTGATTATACTCTATGAAATTTAATATTTTTTTTTTTTTTTCACATTTACATAATCTTAATTTTGATAATATTAATTTATTAAATTTTATTATATGATTTAACTGATAACTATATTTTGGTATTACAAAAAAATGAGTATGTACACTTATTAAAACTTTATTATCATAAATTATGTCAGAATCATTATTACCAAACTTAAATTTTCTATACTCCACTATATCATCTCTATTAACTGTATATCTCCAATATCCAAAATTTATATTATTATCCATTATTTCCATTTTAAAATACTCATTTGCATAATCTAATGTTCCTTGCTCCATAAATACTTTGTCTTTTAACTTATATGTATATTCACACCACCATTTACTAAAATTATTGTTATTTACAAATATACACCCTCCATTATACTTTCCATATTTTTTACTCTCTTCAATATCTATATCATGATAAGATAAACATATATCACTCTTTTTCATCTTCGGTAACTTATTTAAAATTACCTGATCCGAATCTAAAAATAATGTGTTACTATTTACTTCTAACGCTATATCTATTATTGTTCCTTTTTCTAACATAAAATCTATCCAAATTTTTTTTTTTATAGGATCTGCTTGATAATTAGAACTAATACCATCATATTTATCTAAATTATTAAATATTTTTATTGATAAATTTTCATATTTATTAACTTTAGATAATAAATACTCTTTTGTTTTACTATCTGTTAATAAATAAACATTCATCTTATCTGAATATAAATTTAATGATAATAAAAATAATTCTATTTCAACTAAACAAGAATATGTACCTAATGTACAAACTGAATCTATATTTATTAATTCTTTTTCATCTAAAAATATTACATTCTCAAATTTATTTTTTAAATTTTTAAAAACAAATTCCTTATTACATATATGTAATTTAACATCATTTAAACAATTTTTAATTTTTTCTAATTTTTTTACATCACTATCTTTACCACCCCAATAAATATACTTATCTCCTTTATGATTTTTTAATTTATTAAGATCGGTATAACTATACATACCCCAAAATAATGTTGATTTATATAAATCTTCGTATTCATTTTTTGATATATCTATATCTCTTAATATATTAAATTTATTATCATAAATACCTTTAGATATATACATCTGATTAATATTATTACTTTTTATAAAATTATCTATCATAATTTATTGCATAAATTTTTAATTAATTGGTTTAAATTATTTTTATATTTTTTATTTTTATTCTTCTTAAATATTAATTTTATGTTACTTTTTTATTTTTTTTTTATTGATATGTATAATGAATATTGGTATAATTGGTTTAGGATTTGTAGGAAAGGCTATCTTACAAAGTTTTAAAATATTTGATATTAATACTATAACTTTCGATAAATATAAAAATATTGGTAATTTCAATTCATGTCTTTCTTGTGATTTACTTTTTTTGGCTTTACCTACATTATTTGATGAAAAAATACAAGAATTTGATAAAATAGAAATAATTCAAACTTGTAGACTTTTACAAGATAATAATTATAAAGGTTTAGTTATTCTAAAATCAACTGTTGAACCTGAAACAACCTTTAACCTATCTAATAAATTTAAAAATTTAAAAATATTACATAATCCTGAATTTTTATCCGCTAAAACAGCATTTCATGACTTCCATAATCAAAAACATATTATTATTGGGAAAGGTCCTAACTGTAATAATGATGATATACAAATTGTTCATGACTTTTACAAAAATTATTACAAAGATTCTAATATCTCTATATGCTCCTCTCAAGAATCTGAATCTACTAAATTATTCCTTAACTCATTTTATGCTACCAAAATACAATTTTTTACTGAACTATATCTACTATGTAATAAAAATAATACTGACTTTCATAATATAAAAAACTTAATGCTTAAAAATCAATGGATTAATCATATGCACACAAATATACCTGGATCCGATGGAAATATCAGCTACGGTGGTCTTTGTTTTCCTAAAGATACTAAAGCACTTAATTCTTACATGAAAAAATATAATTCTAATAATTTAATTTTAGATTCATCCATAAAAGAAAGAGATTATCTTAGAAATGATAACCTATTATAAATACTAATAAATCTATTTTTATTTTTTTCATTCTCTTCAGTGTTTTTATAATATAAATATTTATAATTCTCTTGATAATTCTTATTATCATTATTTACTATTTTAAAAATAGAACCATTTAAATAAAAATTAATTTTATTTAAAGGATTTTGCTCTTTACATCCATGATTTATAGTATATTCGTCACAAAATAAATTAGTATTTTCTAATCTTTTTCTAATTTTAAATATATCATAATTTTGAAATGGTTCTTCTAAAATATTATATCTACAACTATTAATTTTAAATGAATTATCAGTTAATTTACAAAATTTATCTATATTAAATCCACCATATAAAATATAATCAATAATATTATTATCTTCAAATATATCCTCAAAAGACTTTTCCCATTTTTTTACATTAATATTCTGATAAATATTATAATGATTCTCAAATCTCAATCTAAATAATTCATCAAAATCATCCCTTAGATCATATGAATAACATAATTCATGTAAATCATTTACTTTTTCTATTCTCATATTTTCTATAAATTTTAAATAATTGATTTTATCTCTAATTCCATAATAATAATAAGTATCACGATTTAAATAATCTAGCTTATCTAAATCAAATATTGAACTTTCATTATTTAATAATTCTACTAAACAATTACTCGGATCTGATTTATCTCTAATAATTCCTAATATCATATCAGAAATAAATTTTACATCTTCTTCATTTAAATAATTTAATAACTCTTCACTATCGTTTCTTATCGCCTGAAATATTATAATCGATCTTTCTTCATGCTCAATCATTTTCTCATCTCCCATAATAATTTTTTTTTTTAAGATTTTATCAAATAAATGAGACTGAGGACCATGACCTATATCATGTAATAGCCCAGCTAATGTAACTAAAATTACTAACTTATTTGTAATAAATTTATTATCCTCTTTTAATTTACTTATCGCTAATTTACATAAATATGCTACACCTATACTATGCTCAAATCTTGAATGTGTTACACTAGGGAATACCTTATATGCTAAGCCTAATTGCTTAATATCCTTTAATCTTTTAAAAAAATCATGATTTATTACTATATCACTATATTTATCTAAAAATATATTACCATAAATTGGATCATCGTAAGGTTTAATTATATTCATTTTTAATGTAAAAATATAATATAATATAATAAATATTCAATTTTTCAAAAAAATAAACCTACATAACTCCTTACATCATGATTATTAATTAAAGTATTCCCTCCAAATGTTGTATTACTCGTTTTTTTCATAAATAATAATTTTCTTAAATTGTTTCTTCTCTCTATTTTTAATTTATCCTTATAATTTCTTAACAAATCATCAACATACATACTATTTGATTTGCAAAAATATTTATCTATTTTATCATAACTAATATAAATTTTTGAATTTTTTAAAAGAATTCCTTTTAAATAATCATTTGTGTTAAAAAAGACTATGTCTAATGCTGTTATTCCATCCTCATTTTTTAAATTTATATTCAAATTAAAACTATCTATTAATAATTTTACAAATCCATTAAAATTATTTTTACAACATCTTAATAATAATTTTTCATAATCACTAATAAAATACTTTTCTACTATTTTTTTAAAACAATCCTTACTAATTTTTCTATTTATTCTATTTAGCAAATTAATTAATGATTTTTCTAATTCATTATTAGAAAGTCCTAATAATAATAATATTTCAATGTTCTCCATTAAATATTTATAACTAATAATTAAAAAATCATTGATATTTATATTCCTTGTAAATATTTCTAACGCATAATCTAATGCTGTTTTATTATATTTATCTACTTTGTTTACATCTACTTTTTCTATTATTAAATTAATTAAATCTAATTTATCACATGTTTTAAATCTACTAGTACAAATATGCATTAAAATATTTTTATTTTCATAATCTATATATTCTAAATCTGTATTTAATAATAATAATTTACCAATTTCAAATATCTGGAATGAACTATCATGACAATATAACATTAATACTGTTTTTCCACATTGACTGACTGGTAAATTTACATTTGCACCATTTTCTATTAATTTTTTAATTAAATCAACATTTTTTTGTTTACATGAAATTACTAATGGTGTATTAAAACAATCAATATCAATACCTTCATAATCATCTATTATATTATACCAACTATGTTTATAATAATCTAAATTTATATTAGGTTTATTAATTATCAACTTTGCTACATTAGTTGTTAGTAATTTACTACAACAAGATAATAATAACTTTTCATAATTATTACACTCATATTTGTCAAATAATAATAATGCTATTTTTTCATTACAATTTTTTAATGATGTAGTCATCGCATCATCTCCTTGATTATTTTTTATATTTATATCAACATTATTTTCTAATAATAATTTTACTATCTCTACGTTTCTATATCCTGCAGCATATATTAATGCTGTAGAACCATATATATCTGTTTTATTTATATCAATTCCACTGCAAGCAATTAATAATTTACCTACTTCAACTTGATTGTGAATACAACTATGCATAAAAGATGTTGTATTATATTTGCCAGTTCTATCTACAATTTTACTATCTATCTCTAATAATAACTTTACTATCTCTATTTTTCCAGCAATACAAGCTAATATAAAACCATTTTTTCCGTCATTACTAAAATTATCTATATCTACATTATTTTTTAGTAATAACTTTACTATTTCTAAGTTTCCTGACATACAAGCATACATAAATCCTGTATAATTACTACTATTTACATAATTTATATCTGCTCCCATCTTTATTAAAATTTCTAATTCTTCTAAATATCCATATTTACAACATAAATTAATTGGATTATATAAATTATCAACTATGATATTCACATCTATTTTTTTATTTTGTAATAAAAATTTTGTTACATTTCTATTATTATTTCTAATACTTAATATTAATGCGTTCTCATTATAATAATTTTTTGCTATAATATTCTTCTTTCTTAATAATAATTTTACTATCTCTAAATTACTATTCTTACTAGCATGTAAAAAAGCACAATATCCATAATTATCTTTATAATACAATCCAGGATTATTATTTTTTTCTAATAATAATTTTACTATTTCTAAATTATCATTTTTTGATGCCTCTATTAAAGGGGTTGTATTAGTAAATGATAAATGATTATAAAATTTATCACGTTTTTCAAATTTTAATAATAATTTTACAGCTTCTATATCTCCTAATTTTGATGCAAGACATAATGGAGTGTATCCATCATTATTTACTAAATCTAAATTCACATTTTTTTTTAACAATAATTCACATATTTTTACTCTATCTGTTTTATCTTCCATCTTAAATAATCCAATAGTAATTGCTGTATAACCATTTTTATTCTTTTTATTTATATCAATATTTTTATCCGATAATAATAATTTTGTAAATTCATATTTTCCTAATAATACTGCATTCATTAATAATGTACTATAACCATAATCAGTATCATTTATATTAGCTCCTTCACTTATTAAAGAATTATATCTTTTTTTTAAATTTTTAAAATTTAATCTTTTATATACTATTCTTACAAAATCTGTATTATAACCCATTATGAATTTATATTACTATCTTTTATTTATTATTAATTAGTTAAAATACCTAAATACTATTTAGCTAAATATTATTCAATTTTTTATAACTAAAAATTTTCTCAGATGTTTTTACCCTATACTTATACTCACTATCACTTAAGTTATACATACTATTACTGAATCTCTTTGAACTATCTATATTATATACATAACTTAACCACTCTATCACCTTATATCTATTATTCACCTTCTCAATCGCCCATAAAAATTCTGCTACATCTGTACACGATCTCATCCAATTTCCATCACAATCCTTTAAATAATCCTCCGGAATATCCTTATACAAATAACCATAACCCGTCCTTAAAGGAATACCAAACCACCCTCTCCTATCCCTAAACTCAAATTTATTCTTTATATCCTCATTATAATCAACTGCCTTTCTAATTCTTCCATTTTTACCATCCCTATACTCACAATAAGAACCAAATGTTAATAATATATCATCCTCATACTCCTTATTTAATCTCTCCAATACTTTATTATCATATAACCAATCATCACCATCTAAAAAACATATTATCTCATCATCATCTACCAAATTATACCCAATATATCTACTATATGCTTGTTTCATATTGCACTCATTTTTTATTAAACTAAATTTTAAATTTAAATTATTTATTTTAATATAATTATTTACTAAATTAAATGTTTCATCAGATGAATGATCATCAATATATATTACTCTCCATAATTTATATGTTTGATTGAATATACTATCTAAATTTTTTTTAATATAGGGAGAGTTATTATAAGATGAAATAATAAAAACAAAAGTCTTATTTTTTCCTTCAATAATTCTCGAAATATCTCTAATACTAATTTTATCAAAATTAAAATTATTAATCATTCTCAAATTAATTTCATTATTATAAACTTTTTTATAAATATCATAATAATATAAATCTAAATAAACAGTATCATAATTTTCTAATAACCAACCTTTCATTTTACTAAAATTAAATATATCTCGTTCACCCATATTATCACTATCTTTTAAATTAGGTATTACTAAATTAGGACTTTTAACACGATTACTAATATTATTTTTTATAATAAATTCCCATAATAAATAATCATATGGCTTTCTACTATTATTATCTATTACTTTAACGAATTTTTTTAAAAAAGATATTTTATATACAATTCCATACGCACCATACGTAATATTTTTTTTACTATTATCTAATTTATAATCAACTAAACAACTCTGATTTTCACTAAAATTTAACTGATTCGCACCTAAATAAATAACATCTTCTTTTAACTCTAACTTATATAAACTAATATTTTTATTAAAAATAATATCATCCTCTAAAATAATTATATATTCATCATCTTTATATCCATCTATTAAAATTTTATTTATTAAATTAATATAAGAAAATAATATACTAAAATTACTTATACTATTCATAAATAATCTATTGTTTATTATATAATCATCTTTATTTATTGTATTATTATAATTTAAAAATTTATTTTTACTTTTTTCATCATTTAAATAATCTATTCCATTATAAATTTCATAATTTAATATTCCTAACTTATCTAATTTATATTGAACTAATTTTCTTCTATCTAATCTTCTTTCAAGATTAAGTACATATATTTTACTTATTTTACTAAATATATTACAATTTTGTGTTTCTTTGGTATTAAAATAATTTTTTTCTATTAAATTATTTATAAATATATGATTTATATTTAAATTACATAATTTTTTATGCAATAAATTATCTAATACAATAATATCCTCAAAATTATATAATAAACATTCATATAATAATTTTAAATCTAATTTATCTATTAATAACCATTTCTTACCATAATGATTTTTTATTTTATCTAAATCAATAATATCAAATAATGTATTTACACTACTATCATTATAATTTTTACTAAAAATTTGCTCTATATTATTAACTTTTATAAAATCATCTATATTAAAATTTTTATCCAAACTATTAAACGTATCTTTATAAATTTTATTCTTATTTAACTCAATTATTAATTTTTTATTATTCTCTTCCTCTTTACACAACTTATATGACTTACTCATACTAAAATACCTAATACTATTATCATAATAATTATAAACTGATCTATTTGTTGTTATTAATTTATCACTATTACTTATATTATATATATCATCCTCTATTAAAATATAATTATTATTATTTCTAAATTTATTAATATCCATTTTTACATCTGAATTATTTACAAAATATTTTAAATAATAATCATCATCAATCTTTCCAATATTTTCTTTTACAAAATTTATTATATCTAAATTTATTAAATATTTTATTTTATTATTTATTATATTATCTAAATAAATATCTCTAATATAATTCTTATTTCCTTTACTATAATTTAATGATATATTCTTACTTGTATATGGACTACATAAATATAATACTTCATCTAATTTATAACAACCATCTAATTTATTATAATTTATTAAATAATGAGTATGTTCATCACTTAATTTATTAAATTTTTTATAATAATATCTATCTATATATTCTTGATCCATACTATGTGGATAATAATCACCATATAAACCAATTTTATCTAATACATCTCTTCTAATTAATAATGTTATTAAACCCAAATAACCTTTTTTATTTTCGTTTCTTATGGAAATATTAAATTTATTTATTACATAATTACACTTTATTATATCACAAAATATCATATCTAAATTACTATTCTCTAATAAATATTTCATCTGTTTCTCAATTCTAAATATACTACTTATATCATCCGAATCCTGAAAACCAATGTACTTACCTCTCGATAATAATATACCTACATTCTTCGCAAAATAACATCCATAATTCTTATATAACCTTATTACCCTTACATTAAATAAATTTTCATAATTTGAAATTATATTTAGTGAACTATCAGTTGAACCATCATCTACTATTATTAATTCCATTGTTTTATATGTCTGATTTATAATACTTTGAATAGATCGTTTAATTGTTTTTTCTGAATTAAAGTTTGTTAATATAATTGAAACTAAAATATTTGTATTTGCAATATAATCAAAGTTTTCTAAATACCATTTAAATTTATTAGAATATTCAATCATATTTCTACTTGATGATATATCACTTGAAGATAAATCAGCTATCACTATATTCGGATAACTTATAAAACAATCACTCTTATATTTAATATAAATACTTCTTACTGGACCACTATCAAAAGATATATTATATTTAAGACAATCATCTAATAATTCATCATAAATTGATTCATTAATACCAATAGCAAATGATCCATCCGTAAATTCTATTGGGTGGTAGTAATTATCTTGTATAATAATATTTTTCCATATATGCTGACTAACTCCCAAACTAACAATTTTAAAATCTTCAATATTACTAAATAATTTATTTACTTTAATTTCAAAATTATTATCAAATATAACATCATCATCAAAAACCATAATTTTTTTATAACATTTCTCTTTGGCAAGATTTAATATATTTATCCAAGTTTGTAAATAACCATACGCGCCTAGAGAAGGGATCATTTTCTTTTGTCTCTCTTGTTCATACTTATGTGATCCTTTCCAATCAAAAGGTTTGTTTTTATAATCATTATATGCTTTAACTATTTCTTTAGTTTCATAACCATTAACAGCATCAAAAAATTTAAAACTAATATTTAATTTTTTGAATTTATCTATAATATTATTTCTCTTATATATATCTTTTTCTAAATTAATAACAAATATCTCATCAAATATAACATTTAATGTTGACATATATATGAATATACTTATTTTATTTACTAAATCTACTAGTTTAAACTATAATAATAAAAATTAATATTATAGTTTTTTAAATATTTAAAAAAATTAAGGTAAATAATCTGCAATTCTTGACATAGGTGCCCAATCTTCAACTGATATAAATGTATAATCACTTGAAAGTATCTTTGGTTTTTGCCATGGAAAACCATTATAATTTATTAAATATATATCATTTGTATCATTTTTTTTAATTAGCATTTGAGAATTTTCAAAATTTGCTTCAATATTATATCCTTTATCTGTTATAAGTTTCATTTCAAGGTTCACCCTTTTAATTTTACTTATTATTGTTGATGACTTTTGTATTGTTAATGGTAATTTTATAACTTTAAGAAATGTTTGATCTACATTATCTAATGGATATGTAATTATATTTGATGTTATATTATATTTTTCTTCTAAATCATAACTTATTTTTTCATAATTATTATTAAATGGTTCAAATGAAGTAAATCTTATTGGTAAACTCATTATTTTACCATAATAGATTGCTCCATTAGGTTTAACCAATCTCATTAAATTGATAATTAAAAATATAAATTGTTCATATCTTTTTTTATTTTCTATATCATTTATATTTTCTAAACGTTGATATTCTACCCAAACACCACTACAATCAGGTAAAACAACTATGTCATATTCATTTTCATGATTATTAATAAAATAATCATCAAATCCATCTGCAATAAATGTTGATGTTCCATCTTCATATATATCAACTGTATCTACATCTAAATTTTCTATATTTATATTATTTTCATTTAACATAATTTTTAAAATTGGAATTATCCAATGACCACTATTTTCATTATTTTTTAAATCAACTATTCTATCATGACAATAAATTAACATTTTTGAAGATGTTGAACTTTGTAATGTAGATTGAAGTGTCGAACTTTGAGGTGTTGAACTTTGTGATGTCTCAACTTTAGGTCTCGAACTTTGAGATCCTCCACTATAAATAATTTTGTATTTATAAATCATATATATATATATATATTAAAATCAACATTTAATGTTGACATATATATGAATATACTTATTTTATTTACTAAATCTATAAGTTTAAACTATAATAAATTTTTAATTATTGAAGCATTTATAAGACATAATCATTTAATTAATGCTTCTTTTTATGAAATTGATGATATTAATCACTTTTTAACTAATTTTGATATAAATAAATATAAAAATTATACTTTCTGGATGCATCAAAAAATTGGAAGCTATTTACTTACTATTCCTGAAAAAGTTAAATTAATTAAACTTAATAATATTAAAACTATATTTTGGATGGATGATTTACACTTTCCTTGTACAGAAGAAAATCGTTATGATTTAAGTTTAATTTATAAGGATGAAAGATATATTAACTGCGATTTAATAGTTAGCCCATCTATAGATTATTTTAAAAATATTAATTGTATGTTCATTTACAAAACTAAATTCTTATTCTACTTTTTCGATGAAAAACTAATTGATAAATATAATCCTAAATATGATTATTATTATAGAAAAAATAAAATACTTTTATCTGGTAAAATTAATGAATTATCATATACTTCTAGAAAATTAATTTATACTAATTATACAAAAAATAAAGATTTGTACGATTATTTACAACACCCATGTTATAAAAACTTTAAACATAATTTAATACATAAAAATTATTATGATAAACTTAGTGAATATAAAATTTGTATTTTAGGATTAGCTAATTATCCAGTTGATTTTTTATTAGCTAAAGTTATTGAAATATTAGGTACAGGTTCTTTAGGACTTTTTCAAAAAAGTAATTTATATTATGAAAGATTGGGACTTATTAAAAATAAACATTATATAGAAATAGATTTTGTAAATGATAAATTAGTTTTAGATAATGAAAAATATAAAACTTTCTTTTATAATCCTTATTATATGAAAATTGCTCAAAATGGGTATGATTTTGTAAAAGAAAAATTTAATTCATATAGTTTTATAAAAAAAGTTTTAAAAATTATTAAATAAAAAATTATTTTAATTTTATATTTATATGAATAAATATATTATTACATTAGGAATAATTTTAATTTTTTTAAATGAGAAAAAAACTACTAAAGAAAAAATTTTATTATCAATAATTTTATTATTATCTTTAAATTGTACTTCAACTAATAATTTAAGTATTAGTAATAAAACATTTTATATTGATGAAATTTCACCTAATAATTTATCAGAAACATTAGAATATATATTATTAAAAAGAAATTGGAAAAAAGTAGATATGTATCATGATAAAATTGGATTTGTTTATTCTAGTAATGATTCAATTCTTAATTCTGAAATGTGTTATAAAATATTTACTCAAAATTCTGATATTCTTAAAAATAAAATTTATTTTGATAATTACTTTAATAATACTGAATATAACCTAAACTATATTATCTACTCTAAAGAAAACTTGATTAAAAATATTAATATTATTTACCAAATTCCTAAAAAATATATTATTCTTAAAGATCCATTCTCCTACGATAAAAAACAAATATTTATCTTTGATAAAAAAAATACATACAAATCTTACAAAAAAAAAATTATACAATATATTTATGATTTTAAATCTAGATACGTACTTATTGACTCTTTTTATGACTCTATTACCTTTAAAGTTCCTGAACTAAATTATAATAATGAAAAAATTAATATTGAAACACCTTTTGGTAGACGATCTGTTATCAGATTTTTTATTTTTGTTTTAATTAGAGAAAATTATATAGAAATATATAAAATAAATAATTTATTTGTTTATTTAGCGGTATTACCATCATTAGGGGATATAAAAAAAGATATAAATAATTTTGGATCTTATGTAACAAATAATTATATTTACGACAAGGATATTATAATGAAGGAAAATTTATCAAAAAATCAGATAAAAAATATTAAGTTATATAAAAAATGTATGAATTCTTTGGATGATAGTTATTACAATGAAATATACAATAAATTATTTGCGTTAAATAATGATGAATTTAAAAGACAAAAACCCAAAGATTATAATTTAGTAAATGAAAAAATTAATGATTTCATAAAATTATTTGGAGAAAAATTCAAGGATGAGTTAAGTTGTAAGAATATGAAATGTTTGAATAAAAATTATAAGGGTTGTTTTAATATATATGGTATTGATGCTATTTTTACAAAAGATAAAAAACTAAAAATATTAGAAATAAGTCCAAATCCAAAAACAATATTATTAAAAGCGTATAAAAAAAATAAAAATATTTATAATACAATAAACATATTTAATGATATTTTTAATTTATTAGAATTCAATAATAAAAATTTGAATAGTATGAAGTTAATTACTAAACTTTATAGAAAAAATTATAATAAAAGTTATTATATTAGTGAAAATCAAGTAAAATTATATCCAGAAATAATTAATTCTTTAAAAAAAAGAAACTATTTACGAAATAATTATAAAAAATCAAATAATCAAACTATAAATCTTTATTTAGGATATATTATTAAAAATGAAAATTATGATGAAGATGATAAAGATTTGTATTTTGATTATTTATATAAATACTTGAATGATTTTGATATTACTAATAAAGTTACTGGATCTATTTACGAACTTGGTGATAAATCTACCCTCTACAATCATTTAAAAAAATCCGGAATAATACCAGATTTTATTAATTTTAAAGTTTTAAAAAAAAATGATGGTAATTATTACGTTGATACAAAATCACTATTGGAAATACAAACATTCATTAATTCTAACATTACTACTTGTAGCAGATTTATTCTAAAACCTAGTTTGGGATCACAAGGAAAAGGAATCGAAGTTATTAGATATTATGAACAATTTTTTGATTGGCTCAAAACACCTAAATTTAATTTTACCGATTGGTCTATTTCTGAATTTCTTAATCCAATTACTATCACATCTAGAAAATTAAAAGATAACCTACCTAGAAAAAGTCACATACGAAGCTACTTCATCATTACAAAAAATACTAATAATAAAATTGATGTTTATGAACTTAATAAACGATTACTTTATTTCGCTGTAGACTCCTATATATCAACTTGTGTATCATTAAATGATGAAAATAAATATTCATTTATTACAAATCTAGCTCTTGCATCTGAAGAAAGAAATACACATTATGACACTAGTAATTATACAGATGATTTATCAAAATATAAGGATCAGATATTTAATTATAAGAGGATATCAAAGTTAATTACAGAATATGGTTTAAGATGTATTGATATTATTTATGAAAATAATATTAATTGTTTTAATGAAAAGTGTGATAATTTTAAGGGTTGTTTTCAAATAATTGCGATTGATTATTTATTAATCGAGAAAAATAAATTGGTTTTATTAGAAGTTAATAAAGGTCCAGGATTTAAAGCATTAAAAGTAAATTTTAATTTAGAGAATATATTTGATGAAATATTTAGTGTAACAGTAGATAAATTAAATGGTGTAAAAAATGATAAAGATTTAAAATTTATTGTCAAAATTAAATAAACTTTTTACTAGAATTTTTCTTTAAATACCCAGTGCGTTTAAAATTGCTAAAATCTCCTAGTTTTTAAATTTTAGGTATTTAAAGAACATAAATTTTTTAAGCTAAAAGTGATTTTCTTTATATATAAAATATTTTAAAAAAGTATTAATTTTATAAAAATTGTCAAAATTTACTATTTTTTTGAAATCTAAGTTTCTTTAAATATAAATAATTAATTATACTTAAAGAAAAATAATTTATACTTAAAGCAAGAGCATAAAAAATGACTTATTTTGTCTGGACTTATTTTAGATGAAAAATTATGTAAAAAAGAGTTGAAAAATTAGCGCACTGTAAATTTTATTTTTTCAAAAGTATTTTCTAAAAAAATATTTTTTTGAAAATAAATTTTTATTTTAAATCGCTCCCCCCCCCCCCCCCGATGCTTTGTCTCAAAGGATTCAAATTAGACAAAAAAGAGAGAAACGCTCTAAACAACTTTTATTTTAAATGTATTTATTACCTAAATAAGGTCATTGTCTCATAAAAAATAAAATTAGACTAAAAAAAAAAGTTTTGTCTTATTTTGTCTCATTATTGTCTCATTTTTGTCTTTTTTTTATATAAATAAATATATATAACTAATGGTTTTTTATAATTGTCCTAGATGTAATTATTCTACTGAACATAAAACTAAATATGTGAACCATCTTAAGAAGAAAAAAATATGTGAACCAATATTAAGTAAGACGAATTTACAAAAGGAGTATATAAAGTATGATATTAAAGATAAAATTATGATTCCACAAAATTCCACAATTTCCTCCACACAAAATGTGGAGCTCCACAAAATTCCACAAAATACCTCAATTTTTAAACAGTGCAAGTATTGTGATAAATTATTTAGTAGGTCTGATAGCTTAGCTAGACATTATAAGAGTTGTAAAGAAAAGCTCAAAACAGATGAAGCGAATCTTCATATGAAAGAGTTAGTAAAGTTATTAAATGACAAAAATGATAAAATTAGTAAATATGATTTAGAATTAGAAAAAAAGAATAAACAAATAGATGAATTAATAAAAAAAGCTGGTATTCAAAATAATGGAACAATTATTCAAAATATCCAAAATAACATTAAGTTACTAGCCTATGATAAAACAGATATTAGTGATTTAACTGATAAAGATTTTATGAAATGTTTTAATCATAATAATATGTGTGTACCACATTTAGTTAAAAGAATTCACTTTAATCCAAAGAAACCTGAGAATCATAATGTATTTATATCAAATTTAAAAAGTGGATATATAATGTTGTATGATGGCAAAAAATGGAATACATATAATCGGGATGAAATAGTGGATGATATTTTTGATGATAAACATGATATATTAGAACAAAAGATAGAAGAATGGGTTAATATAGGTAAAGATTATCCAATTATATATCATAAATTTAAACGTTATTTAGAAAAAATAAATAATGATGCAGTATTTAAAAAAATAAAAGATGAGTTAAAATTAATACTTTATAATAATAGAACTATTATAAAAAAAATTAAATAATATTTTATAAATTTTAATTTATAAGGTTTTTGATTTATAATCAAGATTAAATAAATAAGTTGTTAATGCATATAAAGTAGCACCCCAAATCATATCGACATAAGCAATATAAGAATCATAATCTTTAAAAATTGCAATATTTGTTCCATCATAAATACCATAGATCGATAAACCTAAAAAAAATGCATCTATAGGTTTTTTTCCATCTTTAATAATAAAATAATACAAAGAAAAGATTATTAAACTATATGATATTATTGCACCTTTAATATTTACAACTAAATTATCTCCTTGAATTTTATAAACTAATTTATCAAAATATTTTTTTGTAATACTTAAATAAATACTGTCTATTAATAAAACTACTACACTTAATAAAAATATTTTATTTATTTCCATATATTAAATTAATATTTTAATTTATTTAATATATTATTTAACAATTCTGTTTAAAAGTAATTGTAAATGTACCTCTTTGTAATATAGAAATTTGATTATCAAAACTTGATCTAAATGCATTAGTTGATGTTGTGTGTTTTATACCGTTTAAATACATTTCCGCTGCACTATTTACTTTAAATACTGTTGTATTTGTATCTCCATGATTTACAGTTCCTGTATTCTGACTTGATACATTCTTATTTGTATCAGCTTCAGTATTTGTATAAGTTACATTTGTAAATGCAGTTTTTACTACACCACTATCTTGTTTACTTACTCCACTTCCTACTTCTATTAAAGAATAAGTATGACTTGCTGTATTATTTAATGTTAATCCATGTACTAAACCATCATGACCCCAGTTAGTATTAATATAATTATATATAGGATCTTTAATTGTTATTGTACATAATTCTACATCCCCATCAAATACACTAATACCATGATCTTTTGAATTATTCACAATTATATTTTTCATTACATTATTTGTTTTTGTTAAACCTACTAATGTTAAAGCACTATATTTATTTAAAGTACCTAAACTAGTTAATGTACAAGAACTAATTGTATTGCTTCCACCACTTCCATAATTTATTGTTCCTAAACTACTTAATTGATCAAATCCATATGAGTCAGATGATCCGTCTCCAGCTAATATTAATATACCTCCTTCTGCATCAGCATCTTGAGTAAATGTTCTATTTTCAGCAGTTATTGTTCCACCTGGTAATACAATTAATAAACTTGATAATGTCATATTACTTGATACAACTAAAGTTCCACTTACTCTTAATTCAGGTCTAAAAATATTTGTATCACTATTTCTATCAATTAATGCATTTTTGCTTCCACTATGTTGGAAAGTTCCTTTAATAAATACATTGCTAAAAGAGGTTGTTACACCACTAGCCATATTAATAAATGATAAATCATGAGAATTATTAGTATCAATTGTTAAATTACTGATTGTACCTGAATGAGCATTATTAATTACTAAAAATTGACTGCTTGCATCTTTTACAGTTGCAGTACTAATATTAACACTACCTCCAGCTACCTCTAATCCTGTACAACTATCTAAAGTTAAACTACTCATAGTAGAAGACGTATCAAGATTAACTAATTTAATTAAACCACAACTAGTAAAAGTAGTTGTTTGTAATGATGATTGAGAATTTATTGTAATATTACCAGTTCCAGTTGTTGTAAATGTCTTTCCGCTAGATGTAAGTGTACCATTTACTATTAAATTACTTGGTAATTTCATATTACTAGATAATACTAATGTATCTCCACTATCAACAACTAAATCTGAAATAGTTCTGCTTGTATCATTATCTACAATAATACCAACACTTCCATCATGATCTAAAGTACCTTTCATATAAATACCAATTTCATTTGTATCTGTAGTACTAAATGTAGTTGTTACACCACTAGCTACTTCTACAAATGTTTTATTAAATGTAGTTGTTGTATCAAGTTTTAAATCTTTAATAATACCAGAATGTGAAACTAATTTTACAAATTCGTTTATAGAATCTTTTATATTAACAGTATCTAAATTCACAGATCCACTAGTTATTTGTAATCCAATATCAGGAGATGAATTATTTGTAAAACTAGTTATAGTACTACTAGTTGATACATTTTCTAATATTAATGTACCACAACTACTTAATGTCATATTGGTAAATGTTTTATTATCATCTTTTAATGTAATATTACAAATTGATTTTGCGTCAGTTCCTCTAGATATTGTTGTATTATTACAACTTACAGTACCGTTAAATGTTGTATTACTAAATAATTCGTAACTTTGTCCTGATGTTAACTTAAATATACTTGGTGTATTAAATACAATATCTGGAATATTACTAGATGTATAATTTGAATCAATATCAAAAATATTTAAGTTATTATCAAATTCTACACTAGTATCAGTTGCCTTAATAATAGTTGTTCCACTAAATGTTGTACTTGTATTTCTAATATCAATAACAGCATCAGTTGTAGAATCTGGTAAAGTAAAAGTACTATTATTAATTACTCCACTATGTGAACTTAATACTAAGTATTTACCAGTCGCACTATTAATATTTAATGTAGATACATTTACTGATCCTCCACTAATTTGTAATCCTACTGTTGGAGAACTTGTATTTGTAAAACTAGATATAGTATTATTAGTTGTTAATGTATCTAAAATTAAGGTACCACAACTTTCTAAAGTCATATTTGTAAATGTTTTGTTATCTCCGTTTAATGTTACATTACAATTACTATTTGCATTACTATCTCTTGTAAATTTACTTCCATTACAATTTACTGTACCTACAAAAATTATATTACTAAATAGTTTATATTCAGTTGTATTTGTATCTAATTTAAATTCTGTTGAACTATCTAACCTAACATTTGGAATTGTATTTGATGTATCATAACTAGTAATACTGAAAATATCTAAATCTTTAGTTAATTCAACATTAGTATCTGTACTTTTAATAGTAATCTCTCCTTTTAATAAAGTAGATGTACTAGATGTAGAACCTAAATTAATTAAATTTTTAGTACTAAAATTACTATCAACATCAAATATTATTTCAGAGATATTACCAGTATGATTATCTGATAATAAATAATCATTATTTGAACTATTAATAGTTATTGTAGTTATATTAACATTACTTCCGTTAATTTTTAAACCATTACTTGGTGAATTATTATTTGTTAAACTAATACTATTTGTATCATCTAATGTATCTAAAATTAATGTACCACAACTATCTAATGTTGCACTAGTGAATATTTTAGGTAAATTAGTATCTCCTTTTAATGTAATATTACAGTTACTATTTGCATTTGTATCTCTAGTAAATTTACAGCCATTACAATTTACTGTTCCTTCAAAAGTTACATTACTAAAAATTTTATACTCAGTTGGTGTTCCACTAAAGGTAGCCGATGTTGTTGTTGCTAAACCCATATTAATTTTAAATGTATTCGCCTGATGTGCAGTAATCTTACCCTCTGAAAATATTGTATCAATATGTGTATTAACATTATTTCTTGCTTCACTAGTTAAAGAAGATAAGTCTACTTCTCTGTATAGAGCTGAATTTGCAGCATCTTGTGCTGCTGTTTTATATTCTGAATTACTCATTGCATTTAATTGATTTTGTAATTCAGTAATTGCTGTTGAATTTGATATTACTGTACCTAATTTAAATTCAGTTGAACTATCAAACTTAACATCAGGAAAAGTTTCAGCTGTATCGTAATTTGTTACATCAAAAATAACTAAATTTTCATTCAATTCAACATTTGTATCTGAACTTATTATAGTAATTTCTCCACTAAATGTAGTTGATGTACTAGATGAAGATCCTAAATTAATTAATTTTTTACTACTAAAATTAGTATCTACATCAATAGTTAGTGAAGAAATAGTACCGGTATGATTATCTGAAATTAAATAATCACTTGTTGAACTATTAATAGTTAAAGTACTAATATCTACACTACCTCCATCTAATTTTAATCCAGTACATGTATTTAAAGTTAAACCACTCATAATTGAATTAGTATCAAGACTAGCTAATTTAATTAAACCACAACTACTAAAAGTAGTAGTTTGTACAGATGATGATCCTGTATTAATTGTAATATTACCTGAAGCATATGATTCTTTATTAATAGTTTTTGCACTTACGCTTAAGATACCACCATTTTGTACTACTAAGTTACTAGGTAATGTCAGATTACTAGAAAGAATTAATGTATCACCAGACTTGATTAATAAA